TTGTCTCCTCCCGGAGATCACTTATTACTTGTAAGAATCGAGCAAAGTGCTCGTGTTGTGATAACGCTTGTAAGTCTGAATCTAAGCTCATTATTTTTTATAATTTTTCAAAAAATCAGAAAATTTCTCCATACGTATAGCAACACCTCTTTGTCCGCTTCCTTCTTGTTTAGCTCTTTGGTAACCTGTGTGTCTTAAAAACTCTTTGCTGGCACCTTCAAAATCTCCAGATAATATCAATCCTCTGGTTTTGGGGCTATCACTAAGGCCTCCTCGGTAGTATGACTGAATAGCCATTTGCCTCAAAGGTAAATCAAAGTCATCAAACTTACTCCCAAAATGATTTGGCGATTTAGCAATCCTTACTTTTTCTGCAATATCTTCTCTTAGTAATTTTTCAGCTTCGTCTTTGGTTATTGTTTGCCCTGGCTTAATATCACAACTTGTATGACTATATCCTATAGCTAACTTAGGTCTTACTGTACCATCGGGTTCATAACAAACTTCATCTTCAAATAAATGCTCTGCCTCTAAAATCAATCTTCCTTCTTCTGCTTTTATCATAGGTACATAGGATTCTATTTCTTCATTGATAAAATAGCTAGGCCTCTTTTGCTTTTTAGGATCTTTTCCTATTACTTCTTTCTCTGCGTTAACCTTAGGTTTTTCGACAGGTTTGCTTTCTCCAAGTAATACAATTTCACTTGGATCTTTTTGTGCCTTTACTGAACTAGTAGTTGGTGTTATCTGAGTCGGTGGACTCATTTTTCTACCAAATAATTGGTCAAAGATACTCATACTACATTCCTTGTGTCTGTATATCTCCCATCTGAGCTGGCTCTGTTCCAACTCTTCCGATTTGAGCATTCTGCATTTGTTGAATTTGGAATGTATACTGTCCAGCGTACTTCTGCATTCTTTCTGCAAAGGCTTCATCGGACTGCAAGCGTTGAGCAACATCTGGCTGAGAAGTATACTGCTGAATAACTTGTAGTGCAATCTGAGCACCGTTAGGACGCGCCGGCATCTCAATGCCCGCAAATATCTTAGCGAGATCATCAGTTACTTGGCGAACCACTTGTTCTTGAGCCGCTTCAATGGGCTGAAGAACACTATCCGCGAGAACCGGATCAACAGCAAAAGCAGCACTGTCGAGAAGACTGTTAACATCAATTCGACCATTACGATCCAATTGCGTAAGTGCAACCATTTGTTGGAGCTTCTTCTCCTGGGTTTCTGGGTCATTATTAAGAACATCAAAATCTATAATTATATCAAAGTTTTCATCGGGATCACCTTTATCAAACATTTGAGGATCCGGGGATCCGGTGACTCTAAAGAATGTTGAGTCCGGGCCAAAACGCTGATAACATCTGTAGCACATTTGTAGCACTTCAGCAGCGTGATGTAGGAACTTATCAACCAAGAACTGTTTGCGGATTTGACTAATGTTTGATGTTTCGTCCAGTCCGCACAATCTATCCGCTTGCTCCTCCATAGTTCTCTCAATCTCAATAGAACCAGTAGGAGGTGGCGGAGTAGGTGCAAAGTCTAAGTCTCCCTTACGGCGGTAAGGAATCATTCTACCTGGGCCCCAATCTGTTGGTGCTTGGCCAACTGGGTGCAAAATCGGAGGAAGTGTAGCAAGTGAGTTCCGGTCAATACGAGAGTCTCTCTCTACCTTGACCTGGTTCTGGATGCCTCGAAGAACATCTGGTATAGTTTGAACATCATAAAGACGCTTACTGTCCTCTGATAACTTAGTTACTACTACGGGATAATCTTCGTATCCATTGAGTAATTCAAACTTAGCGAAACCAGGTGTGCTTTCATCCCCGCTGAAATCCTTATGGAATACTGTGCAATAGATACCTTCGGATCCGTCCTCGCGGTCGATCAAACGCTGGTATCCATAAACAATCTCGATGAGCTCTTCTGCTTCGTATGCATTGTCAGTGATGGTCAAACTTCTTCGACCCTCTTGCTCTCTTTCTATGGAGTCAATGTTTACGCCTCTGTACTTATCAATAACGTGCTCCACAAAGTCTGCATCCCAACCATCAGTAGTTACCTTGTTGAGTAACTCTTGTGCTGTGTAGTAAGTCTTCCAGAAACAATACGGTGCACGCTGTGGGTCAGTTACATACGGTGGGAAGAAAAAGTCTCCGTCCGGTGCCAGTGTCTTTACCTCGGGTGCGTTTACTTGTCTGCGTACAATTGGAAGTTCTGCTTCTTTGTTTTTGCGTAAATCTTTTACAGCTTTCTTAGCTCTCTTTTCACTGAGTCCAGGAAATGTAGATAACATCAATGTAACGATATCGTAGTCATTGTCTCCTTGAAGGATCACATCAGCTACGACTGGGTTTATCTCTGCAATCTGATCCAGGGTAAGTTTCTGCAAGTAAGTTCTATCCTCTCTTAGCCAGCCCACGTATGTGACAAGTAGGCCGCGCTCAAGTAAATAGTTTGCCCCGAGTTCCATCTCTTTCTTGAATCTAGGAATGTACCCAGAGGATACCATCCATTTTAGGAATCCGGATACCAGTTTACTGCGTGCTATATCTGTGCTCTCTACAGGGAAAGCACGAATGTTAGCACGATTGAGAGAAGACATAAATAGAGCAACAAGGCGAGTAATGCGTTCATCAATAGTGTGAGCCTCCATATCAGCAGCTCCTTCCCAAGGAAAGGCATCCGCTCCGTGCTTTCTATGGTCACGGCTTTTACCCGGCCACCAGTTACGGCGATCATCGTAGCTTGTTCTGCATAAATCAAAGTAAGCCTCTAGTTCGGTTACAGTTTGATCGTATGCATAACGGAGTGTATTGATATCGGGCTCTTTCTCTTTATAAGTAAGAGCTTCTGAGATTGAGTCACTTTGCATAGTTTATTTAATATAATATCATATATATCAACTACCGCATCTTTGGACGAACGTAAGTATACTTAGGTTCGTTACCACTAGTGTCGCATTCTATGTATATTATCTTATTATCCAACATACCCTTCATTCGCAATGGTATCGATACCTTTACCTTTTGGGCTATGTCTTTGATGTACGCAATGACGTACCTAGGATTCAAGGCTGAGTGCAAAACCTTGCCTCTGTAGAGAACAGGCATCGCTACTAGATCCTCCATCATCCTTTGTCCGTCTTCATCTAGCCAGATATTTCTACCTTTGCCAGATACCATCTCTTCTTCTAGATTGTCAAAAACAATCTTTTGAGCATCCTCAAATGGAATGCCGTATTCCTCTGCTATATTTGTTAATCGCTTTTTGGGCATTAGTACCCTCCTTTGTTTTGTGTTGTTGTTAGTAAACTCCTCGCATCAATATGATCCGGGCCTTCTCCCGAGTTTGCCATACGTAGATATCGAATGACATCGAAGAAGTCCTTGAGGGGTTCATCAGACTTTCCACTTGAGTTATAGTTAATTAAAGAATCTATCAAGTTCCCACAATCTTTGTGGATGTAGCACATCGGCTGGTTTGCGTCATCGATCTCCACGTTTGGATTGTAACTAAACCATTCGTCCAAGGCATTGATTCCTAGCTCCTCCTGGCGGCCATCACTTGGAACAAAGTGCATACCGTAATCATAGAAGGCCGTGAAGAGATCATCATTGTTCTCATTTTCCCTGGCAAAGTATCTGGAGTCACCGATTCGCTCGATGACCTCTATGCCCAACTCTTCCTCTATCTCTGTAAATAGCTCAACATATCCTTCTACATTGTATCCGATCTTTTTGGAGGCTGGCCCGTAACGCCACTTTGGATCGCCAAAAATCGCCCATTCTCCAAATGAATCACGGTCGGGCCACTCTCTTCTAATAAACACTCGACCATCTCGATCCACTCCAGCCCATATTGCAACATAGTTCCTTGCTCCGGCGGGGTCGACCACCATATAACAAGAGTACTTGGACTTATCAGAAATGTCCGGGAAGGTTCGATCTCTTCGATTTGGTACTTCGGATAAAACATTGATCTCTGTATTAAATAATGGTAACAGACTTGTCATTGACTTTACCGGAACACCGTAAGCACGAACCAGTATCTCATCCTCGGGGCGGCCGCGAAGATCCTTCGCTATACGCTCATAACCGCCGAACGGATTCTCATCTGAATGTAAATAAACAATACCAGCATCTCTGTCTGGACTGTACTGTTCTATCGGTACCTGTCTATCCTTCAAAAGTTCAGCACCTCTGGTTTGCGTTGTTTCTGCGCCTTTCAGATACTCGCTGATGAACGGAGTATATCCATCAATCGGTGTAAAACCTATGACCAACTTTGAGTTCCTGGTAGCAAGACGGAATCTCAATGTATTCACTAGACTAGCATCTCCCAGGTATTCGTCCAACCAAGCTCCTATGTTCAAACCTGTCGGGTTTTTGAAGCCGAACTCAAAACCTTCCAAGATGGTCTGATTATTACTGAACTGTGTATATGTCTTGAAGTCTACACGAGTCCTAGTATCCGGAAAGATAAACGAGCTACCAGTGAATCCATTCTGCATAGAGAAGTTGATATAGCCTTCATTGCTCTTAGTCTTTCTACGGAACTCCTTTGGCATCATCTCCCAGATCGCAGCTTGCTGGATCTTCACAGATGTGTCAGCGTTCTGACTGAAACATACTATGTGCCCGTCTTCATTTTCCATCACAGCTTTCATTACCATCTTGGCACAACCTGTGGTTTTGCCGGATCTATTCCCGCCTAGTACCAAACATTCGTTGTATTGGGACAGAGAGCTATCCATACGCTCCCAGCCGCTTAAGTCAAACCCGTACCTCACTGGATCGTCTTCAGCCGCTTGTATGCGTCCCTCGTGTGCTTTATAGAGCTCCTCTAGTAACTTAGGATCGCTCTCACCCAGGAGCACGATCTCTTCGTCAGTAGGAGGGGCTAAGAAGGGATGTTTACTGAAAGTCAGTTCCATCTGCTTCCTCCTCTTCTTCCTCAGTATCCCATATGACATCTAAGGCATTTAGCCCGCCGTCCATATCAGCTTGCGTTTCTCGCACTAGCATACGGCCAACCCTATGGTTAGTGTAATCATAGAATAAATCGCCGTCCTCATCCATAACTATAAACATATAATTACAGAAGTGCTCCCCGAGGTTACCCCGGATTCGGTCAAAGAGTTCATCGTAGTCAGAATCAATCATCTGTACCTTCTATTATCTCCGCCTCGTCAACTCGCTTCATCTTGGCCAAACGCTCTTTGGCTGCCTTCAAAGTATCTTCGTAGTCCTCTTGAGTCACCACCTTGCGCTCTTCTGTGATCTGCGTAGCCTCACCCCTGGCCGTCATAGTTTCTCGGAACGCATTGCTCTTAGCTATGGATAACTCCTTGAGATCACGGAATGTGACCTCTAACTCGGGATCATTCTCTAGCCTGTCCCGGACTTTGTCTACCAGATCTTCTTCTAAGCTACTGAGACTCATATAGTTACGGGCCGCGATCTTGCCCGCGACCTCCCGGAGCTTGCCCAGATGGTCGGCGTAGTCCACAAGCACCTGGATAACTGTCGATCTCTGTATATTGTATTTTTTGACAATGTGAGTCTGACTTTTGCCCAAGGAATACAAGTAAAGTATCTTCGCAACTTTTTCGGGGTTATGACGGGACAAACTCTTGACTTTCATAAGTTCCTTATCAGCAATAACTTCTGACATTGCTTGCTGTATCTCGTTGGCTAGTTCGGTCTCATCAGTATCCATTGTTGAGAATGGCTACACCAAATACGATAGATTGTCAAGTAATAGGCCTATGAGAGGCTTATTTTTTTGAGGGCCGTATTATGAATCTGTAGATCTGTTGGGACGCAGTATGCAAACCCCCACCCCCGGTGTATGTGCACATATGTACACTAGTGTATTTATCCCAGTGTTTAACAGTGTTACACGCCGGCGCCTACTTTGTGCCCCTGGGGCGCCGTCTGGGCGCCGTATACGGTGAATAATACATTTTTTTTGCGTTTTAGTGACTCATTTCGCCCGGTTTTACTTCTCGGGTCCGGATCAAATAAGCCGTCTATCAGGCGTTTTTACACTGGGGCTTATGTTATGCTGCATAACATCAGAAAACGGCATTAAAGCTGTTTTACGGGCGTTATTTTACGCTTACTTTACCCCGGGCAGATCTTAACATTGATTTGCTTTTATACCTGGGGAAACTGGCACCGGGTTAAAATGTTGCTGCCTTTTTGCAAATCGCTAGCCCACTGTTTAAGCGTGTTTCGTTTTTCGTCTAGCCCTGGGGCAAGACAGATCCGGACATTAAAAAACCCCAGTGTTTAACCTGGGGCTTTGTTTCCGGATCCGGATTAATTTATATCAATTCCCTTTTCGTATTCGTGAAAACCCTTTCCACGCTTCCGAAAGCATT